ATGGTGCCCGCTATGGGCCAGCCGGAAAAATTGAAGTTGTCCAGCACAAAGGACCCGCAGGGCAGGATCCGGGTGTCACCCGGTCCGGCCCAGTCCATGGCCTTGATGGTGGCCGCCAGGGTGTCCCCGGTTTCAGGAAACCACGGGCCGATCCACGTCCCGCCCCGGTCATGGATCGAAACGTCTATACTGTCCGCCTCTCCGCTGGCCGGGTCTGTATAGGTCACGTCTTTTTGGTAGCCGCTCATTTTACCGGCCACGGCTGCGCCGTTCCAGGTCAGATCCACATACGCCCGCCGTGTCCTCATGCCTCGGTCCTCCATATCGGCATATTATCCGCCAGACTGTCCGCCGGCGGGTCCGGTGTCTGGAGGACCACCCCGGCCTGAAACCGGAACGTGTCCAGGTTGGGGTGGTTGTTCTCCATCAGCCAGCCGGTATATTTCACGCTGCCATAAACCCGGTGGGCGATAGCGTCCCAGGCGTCCCCCTGCCGGGTGGTATATGTGCCTGCCATGGTCCGCTCCTCCTTTACCGTGTGGACGCGCTCAAATTCTTGCGGCGCTCCTCCGCTTTCAGTTGGTTATACAGGCGCTTGAACTCCGCAAAACTCACTTTCCCGGCCTCCACGGCCTCCTCTTTGGTAACTCCCCCGTAGAAGTTGAACACGGGGGCAAAGGTGATCGTGTCCACGCCGCCGCCCGGCGGGTTTTGTCCGCCTGCCGGGGGCGTGTTTTCGTTTGCTCCGGGGCGCTGCGGATCCGGTGGTTCCCATGCACCGCTGCCGCCCTGACCCGGCCCATGCGGGTCCGGTTTGTTGTTCCTGGTCCAGTCGTCCAGCATTTTGGCCAGCTGGGCCAGGGGCGCCTCCTCTGGGCCGTCCTCCTGGTTCCCCAGGTCCGTGATCTCCGGCGCGTTGGCCACGCTCTGGAGCATGGCGGCCAGTTTGGACAGGGGCAGGATCGCCTCCGCCTCGCCGCCCTCGCCCGCCTCCAGGATGGTGGGGGCGGTGACAATGCCGCCGGTGGCCAGCTGCGGAATGGTGGGAATGTTAAAGCCCAGGGTGGTCCCGCCCACACCCGGCACCCAGTCCGGGATCGTGACAGAAATGCCGTTGATCTTCTCCAGCACAAAGTTGATGGCGGAAATAACCCCGTTAATGGGGGCTTTTGCCAGATTGACGATCATGCCGAATAGATTTCCGAAAATATCCACGATGTTCTGCCACGCTGCGGACCAGTTCCCGGAAAATACATTCTGGACAAAATCAATAATTCCGCTGAAAATTGCCTTTATGTTCTCAATGGCGGCGGAAATGCTGGCGGCCCAGCCGGAAAATAGGGCGCCCAGGAATGGGAACTTTTCAGACAGGAACGCGGCCACGGAATTGATGGCGGCCTGCACCCCGTTGGCCAGCATATTCATGGGGGCCATGGCTATGGAGGCCACGGTGCTGAAAATCGTGCTGAAAATATTTACTATGTTCTGCCAGGCGCCGGACCAGTTGCCCGCAAAAACATTTTGGACAAACTGGATCGCGTTCTGGAGGATCACCTGGATATTGGACCACACTTTTTGAACGGTGGCCCACAGGGATCCCAGGACGGCCCCCAGCACCGGGAAACGGCTGGAAATAGCGGCGATCCCGGCCTGTACCGCGTTGTCTATGGCGGGCCAGATAGATGTGCCGATCTCCAGAATGGCAGTAAATCCGGCCATAGCCAGATTGCCCAGCCCGGCCAGCGCATTTCCAAAAATATTTTGGAGGCCCTGCAGGGCTTTATCCCAGTCGCCCGTAAACACGCCGGTGATAAAATCGGCTATTCCGGTAAATATGCCCAGGATATTCCCGGCCACCGGGGCCAGCAGGTCCACCGCCCGCTCCAGGCCGTTCAGCAGGGCATTTCCCAGCATTTCCAGCAGGGGGGCGGCCTTTGCCCATATAGCACCCGCCATATTGGCCAGGGCGCCGCCCAGGGTTTGCAGCTGGCCCCACAGGGCCATGACGGTTTCCCGGAATTTTTCGCTCTTGTTCCACAGCAGGACAAACCCCGCCGCCACCGCCGCGATCACACCGGCGATTATGGCCAGCTTTACACCGCCCATACCCAATACCGCATTTAGTATTTTTCCTCCGCCGGACGCTGCTTTGAAAATGGTGGACAGGTTTTTCACCGCGCCCACAGCGGCAGACGCCACTTGCAGGCCCTTAAAAGCCCCCACAGCGGTCACGACCGCGCTGCCCAGGGCCAAAATAGTGCCCCGGTTTTCCCACAGTGCTTTTCCCGCGTCTATCACAACTGGGACAATTTCCTCCAGTTTGCTGGACACGACGGGCAGGACATTATTGGCCAGGTACTCCAGCCCCTCCTTGGCATAGGGGGCCAGCTGTTCCCCAATACGCACCAGAACAGCCTCCGCCTGTCTCTTGACGCCCTCCATGGCGCTATCCAGGTCATTGTATTTTATGGCGTTGATCTGTTCCAGCGCGTCCATGGTGTCATAGGCTCCGGCGGAGGCGTTGGCCATGGCCTCCATGGCCTCTGTGCCCAGATCCTCCCACATGGTTCCGAACAAGGAAACGCCCAGGGCGTCCCGCGCCACCTGGTCCTCCATATCCATCAGTGTGTTTAATACGTCGAAAAACGCCTGGTTGGCTCCGTCCCCGCCTGCGGCAAATGTGTCCATCATAGTGGCGGCGTTATACCCTAGGGCCTCAAAGGCGGCCACCGTGGTGTTGGACCCATCAATGGCGCGGATGGAAAATTCCTTTACCGCGTCGCCCACTTTGTCCAGGTTCCACGCGGTGCCGTTTGCGCCGGATTGCAAAAGCTGAAACATTCCATCCGCCGAAAAGCCCAGTTTGTAGAATTGGCTGGAATATTCGTTGATGGTGTCGATCAGTTCCCCGGAATAGTCCAGGCCATTTTGTGCGCCCGCCGCAATCAGTCCGAACGCTTCTTCTGCGGACCCGCCAAAATTTTTGCGGATAGCGGCGGCGGCGCGGGTGCTTTCCTCCACGTCGTACTCGAACGCGTCCCGCAGGGCAATCGCCGCCTCGGTCGCGCCCGTAATTTCCTGATTTGACAGGCCCTTAATATTCCGGCTGACCAGGGAAACGGCGCTGGCCGCGTCCTCGATACTCTCCCCGAAATTATTTCGGTACACGGTTTCCATGGCGCTTTGGAGGTTTTCCAGTTCTTTCCCCGTGGCTCCGGTGGCTGCCGCCAGACTGTTGGCCGCTTTTTCGTGTTCTGTATAGACGGAGGTGGCGGCAACGGCAATCCCCGCCGCCGCCGTTCCGATCCCGGCCAGGGCCGTGGCGGCCACTTTTCCGGCTGCTTTCGCTGCGTTCCCCAGGGTGTCCAGGTGTTCGCTTGCGGCTTCACACGCCTTTTTCAGTGAACTGCTGTCGCCGGAAATTTTCATCAACATTTGGTAGGTCTTACTTCTTGCCACGGCCCCGTTTCACCTCCTCCCATATGTCCTGTACGTCTTTGGCATATTCGTTCAGGTCGTCCACCTGCATGGATAGGAAAAACTCCGGGCCGCTATGTAGCTGCAGGGACAGGGCCACACAGCCCTTGCGGATCGCCTCCGGTGTTAGTCCTCCCCATCCCCGCCGTACAGAAAATTTGTAACCAGGGCTTTCAGCTTGATGGCCTCCTTGGCCGGCAGGCCGGTGAAGAACTCCAGGGGCAGCTTGGCCACCCGCTGGGCTAGGTAGGTGCAGAACGTCAGGGACATTTCCTGCAGGGCCGGGTTCATGCCGGGGTTTTTCTTGGCCGCGATCTTGCCCACGTTCTCCAGCACACCCGCCGTCACGTCCTCCAGGCCGGACAGGTCCACCTCGGTGTATTCCTGGCCGCCGAATTTATAGGGCTTGCCAAACCGCAGCACCAGGTCCTCCGGCTCGGTGTCCTCTCCGCCCTCGGCCCTTGCCTGCGCCTCCATGGCCTCCATGTCCGCCCGCTCGGCGGCCCCGATCTTGTCCTTTTCCATTGTGAAAAACTCCTTTCTATTTCCGCCGCTGGCGGTTTAGCACATTTCCTTGACCTTTGCCAGAACGTCCACGCCCCGGATCTTGAAAGTCTCGGTTGTCTTTCCCAGTTCCACCATGGGCTGGTCCTCCAGTTCGATCAGGATATAAATGATCGTCAACTTTACGCTGGTTTCCATGCCGTTGCCTGCCTTGACCTTGCCGGGGTCAAACCCCGCCATACGGCCACGGACCACCACGCGCATGGGCCGGAACTCAATGTCCCCGTTTTCGTCCGTGGTCTGCTGGGCGCCCCGCAGTTCCAGCTGGACCGCCTTGGTCTGGTCCAGCATGTCCACGGCCTCCTGGTCCAGCACCCGGAACGGGATCTCCAGTTCCATGTTGGAGAAATAGCCCACGGTGGGATCGTCGAACTCGCCCAGGACGCCCGCGCCGCTCACCGTTTCGCTGGACGCCTCGAAACTGGGAAGGGTGACTTCATCCCCCATGCCCAGCAGGCGGTTTCCGGCGTTGTAGACGTTGTATTTATTGATCTTGGTCGGAATAGTTTTCATGTGTACCTCCCATTTACGCGGTCAGGGCCGCCGTCAGGGCGTCCACGTCATACTCCCGGATATTCTCGATGTACTCCGCCGGGATATAGGGCGCCAGGAACGTGTGGACGGTCAGGTGGCCGTTCAGCAGATTTGTGGCCGGGTTCTCGCTCTCCAGGAACTCCAGCCGGTAGCCGGCGCAGTAGTCGCGTTTCACATAGCCGTTGCCCACAATGTTCTGGCTGTCCACGATGGACCGGATCAGCCGCTTGTTGCCCGGCTTGTCCACTTTCTGGAAATATGTGCGGATAAAATTGTTTCCGTCCCAGTCGAAGAAACGCCGCACAGCAAACCACATATCTTTGGGATCCGTGGTGGAGGGATAGGCCGCCGTCTTGTTCCCCCAGGACTTGAAACCGTTCATATTGATAGCGGTGGTGATCCCGTTGGCGTTCAGCATATCGTTGGCCTGCTGCTGATCCAGGACCACCTCGGTGCCGTCCGCCAGCACCGTTGCGGTGATCCGCAGGTCCTTATTGGACGGGCTTTCATAGGGCACGTCGGCATTGGTGGCGTCCGTGTAGGCGGTCAG